TTTCACCATATATCTTCTGAAACAATTCATAAACCTGTTTTGACATAGATATTTGAGAAGCTCCTGGGTAAGTACCGTTACTATAATAAGGCTGTTTGATAAGAAGATTTTTATATTCTTCTGTCTGTTTGGGGTTTAGATACATGCCTGAACATATTATATATGCCCTGTTGGTCATGTATGTATCGATAGTTTCAAAGAAACGTGTGTGATATATCATGTCAACATCAATTATTGATAACCAATCGAAACCACTGTTCATGGTCTCTAACCCGTAGTTGAGTAGTTTAGCCTTATTGAAGTGTTTATCTAATATTGGTAGATATAGTGTGTGAATGTCTATATTCTCCAAACAGAGGTTATTTCTTCTTCCTCTGTCATCTACGATATAGACATCCACATTATAACGTCTTGACTTGTTAGCTATATTAAGATAATGTAGACAAACAGCTAGATAGTCATCTCTCTCATGTTTAGCTACAATTACATTTATATTCTTTCCCATGAGAAATCACTATCTGTTTACTCCATTCTTGTTCTAACCTTACGTGACTCTTTAGGGTCTAAAATGGCTCTATTGGTTACCATGTCATCTTTAACCTGTTTTGTTTTTGTTTTCTTCTTATCTTCATCAGTATCAGTTTCCTCAGGATCGGAATCATCTTCAGATTTGTCCTTCTTATCTTCATCAGGAACTGCTTCCAACTTCCATCTCTGTTGTTCCAGTTCATCAACATTCTTAGCTGTGACAGGTATTGTCTCACCACCCTGAAACAGATCACCACCAATGTTAACCGTGTACTGTTCTCTAATCTTCACTCTCTTACCAGCCTTAAGTTCCAGTGTCATGACTCTTCCTCCCTATTATTTTATATCAGATACGTGTTGTATCATCTTTAAGCCTTCTTTTTTTCTTCTTTTCAAGTTCTTCATCATCTTCTTCTATACCACTTTTTCTTTTATCTTCTATTTCATTGTTCTTCTTTCTTCTGTCTTCGATAACACTTTCCTCAGATTTTTCATGTTCCATAATATACCTCTAGTTAGTTGTATGTGTTAATCTTAGAACAATACTAAAAATACCAATTAACAACCCAATAAGACCTATAGCAAGTGAAACATTAACTGATGTCTGTGAAGCCTTTCCCTCTAATAAAGCTTTACTTAACTCCAAATCTCTTATCTGTTTTTCAATTCTAGTCATCATTTCACTGTGTTCATTTCTGGTTACTAACTGTGGAATATTGGATTGAAGTCTATCTATAGCCTCATCCTGTCTAGCACTTACAGCATCATGTTCACTCTTTGGAAGAAGACTTTTAGTCTGATCTTTGAGAGCATCTCTAAACTCATTCATTCCTGCTAGACGATCACCCATCAATCGTTCAGCTTTATCTATAGCAATAGCATTCAATTTGAACGTCATCTCAACCTTGTCTTCTACAGCATGTATCTTACTAGTTAAGGTATTCTCTACTGATGCAACTTTAACCAGTAGAAATTCTTTAAGAGTTACGGCGTCTCTATAATCGAAGTTGTTATCATTTTCTGACATGAGTTTATCGTCTCCTATGTTATCTTAGACGTAAGTAATAGCAATAAGGGAGGTTGAAGTAACCCTCCCTTATTTTATTACCTAACTCATACTAACATAGTCTACGATGAAGCCAGAAGTGCCGTGTCCTGAGTAGGCTGAGTAACAGGAATCTCACGAGTACCAAACAGAGATACTATTCCTGCTATATAGACTTTAGGTGAGGTACCAGCAGTAAAGGAGATAACTGTCTTAGTTCTCAGCCATGTCTTTCTGTTCTCCAGTTTGATTCTTAGAACTTCCACTCCGTAGATCACAGAGTCATAGTCCATCTGAGCTATCGAATCGAGACCATCAGCCACATCTGCAGCAACGTCAACATCTGTGTAACTACTTTTCTGTGCGTCACTCTCCTGTATTGTCACGTCTATGGCAAAGTCAGTGGGAGTACCAGTGGCATCACCACGAAGTATCGTGAACAGTGCCTCACCTTCATACCCACGTCTATCAATTGCAGGTCCATAGATAGTGGCAGCTCCAGAAAGAGTAGGGATTATAGCTATCTGCTGTTTAACTGTCTCAGCTCCAAAGTGCGGATTCATTCTATATTACCTCCTTGTATATTTATTAGTAGCTACTAATTACTGATTTCTCTTCCTAGCATCAGGAACGATACAGAACGACTGTGGATGTCTTATCGCGATATCAACATCCTGAATTATTCTTATCCATGTCTGATTCTTCTGAAAAGCATCACCAGCCTCTTTTGTAGCCATTATCTGAACTCCACCCCACATAGCAAGAATTACTTCCTGCCAGTTTGCAAAGTACAGTTCAGTTATGTCAGTACCATTACCATATGTAAGATTAGTAGGAATCGTGGTAGAGGTTTTGTAGTCGTAACCCATCCAGTCCTTCAGCATCGAAGGAGTCATAGGCTGAACTATATATTCTCCACCTGTATCCCCTTCAAACTGTTTGACCTTCAACTTCATCAGATTACGTCTTATACACGGATGAAAAACATAAGCAAGATTTCCGAAGAGTGCGTTGTCTTCTTCAAGAGCAAATTCCATATCCTGAAGAGTATCAAAGTTAACGTTTCCACCGTCACCGCCCTCTGTACCAGCATACACAACGTTAATACCAGGAGTATTAATAACACCACGAGGCTGTGTAGACGTACCAGTACCTCTGAGCCCTGCAAGACTTATCTTAAGGGCTATACGAAGAGCAATATCCCTTTTGATTATTGCATCTACTGAAGGGTTAGACAGAGAGAGCAGACGAGCAGAAGTCTTCACAAGAGCAGCAACACTCTTGGGACTCATGGTCATCATACCGAAGGTTAGTTCTGATTCTGGTATATCTTGATTCTCTCCAACCCAGTAGGCAGTCGCTCCACCAGTCTGTCTAGGCATCTCTAAAACACCTGCTGATATATTGGTAATCTTGGACACGCCCAACTGAGACAGAATCTCACGAGCTTCAAGCATCTCAATCAACTCAGCAGTATACTCTACTGGTACAATAAAACCACCTGCTGAACCTGTACCAGCCTCTAATGCCTTCTTACGTGTCTCTGTAAATATCTCCTTCTCAAAGCCAGCTTTGTCCCAGTCATCTGTGACAACACCGTAGAAGGCGCGGCTCCAGGAAAACTTATCCTTGTAGGATTCAGCACCTGGAATGCTAATAGTATTAGGGGCAAGCAACTTTTCTATCTCTTTAATCCTTTCATCAAGAGCCTTCATAGCAGCGTCATACTTCACATTATCTACAGCTCCCTGAAACTTCTCCTCTATCAGTGATCTCTGTAGACTGATAGCATCCATTATCTCAATAAGAGTTGCTTCTTTCTGTTCGCCCATCTCAATTACCTCCTTGTCTTATTTGTATTATTTTAAATTAATCTGTATAAATCCATTGCAATAACACTCGTTTTGGAACATCGTCCTCAATGGACTGTACCTTCAAGTATTATTAAGTCTATAACGTCCTTCTTCATTGGTCAACTACTTTATTTCTTGTCCATAAATTTATGTAGACTATCAGTTACTCCCTGTAACGAGGACATTAACGACTTCAAATCTTCCCCTTTCAATGACGACACGATAGGTTCCTCTGTTGTACCATCCTTTTCAAGGATACCATCAATATATGATTGGTTTGGAATTATGTTCTTAACATTAAACAGTGTAGTAAGAGTCTCAACAAGTGTACTTAGTTTCAGATCGATATCAACAAGCTGACGTAACATAAGAGCTGAAATCTTTTCTGTTATATCTGTTATAAGTTCAGATTTGTTGGTCTCAGAAGAATTTTGTAGAAGTGTTATCTTCAACATAATACTATCTAGATACTTTACTACAATATCTTCACCCTTATTAACAGGTCCTTTATCTGTTGGTTCTTCTATCTTTTTATCTGTAGTAGCACTTTCAACTTTCATATCAACCTCTGGATCCTTTATAAGAAATTTCTCTGCAACATCACTTTCTATTATCTCTATATTACCAAACTCTTTGATAGAGTCTAGATTGGTAAAATAGAATGTAGCTACATCTTTCTCAATCTCATCTTCCCCTTCTATAGACCTCTGAAGAGCGGCTGGGTTAGCAGGTATCAACACGTGACTAGTCTCTATCAATTCTTGTTCTAGATAACGTCTTCTAGCCACTCTCTTGCCTTCATCTTTCAACTTCTGCCACTTATCATAGTCCATTGTCTCAACTTTGACAGGAATTATACCTACACTGTAGGCTGCTATCTTCTTCTCTACTAACTTCCAGGCCCAGTCTGCTTCAGGATTTCCCTCACCTACATAGTACTTAGGTATACCCACTAGTTTCTTACCTTCGATACGTACATCTTTCCACTCACCTATCTGTGCTCTAAGATCACCACTATATCTGTGTGACGATAGAAGAACAGGATGTTTCATAAACTGTTTTATGGTATCCTTGTAACCACCTACTTCTATTACCTCATTGTATCTATCGAGTGTTTCATCAGACATCACTACTTCAGCAGTGAAGTTCTTTGGGTCTATAGATTTAATCTCGTTTCCACAAAATACCTTCTTTATCAATACGTTTGGCATGTTACCCTCCTTATGAATTTGAACTGTCTGTTACTTCTATATCTGGAATAGTGAAACATGTACATCCGCTGGTCTCACCAATAGATGCCATTAGATCACCAGGATAACGTAATGTCATATCCTCTCTAAATGATTCACCTATTCTAACAATCTTGTTGTTCAGTTCCATATGAGATGGTCGGCTGGTAACACGTCTGGAAGAAATCCACTTATGACCTCTAATACCTAGTCTCTGCATCTGGATTATTCTTCCCACTACCAATACTGATGAAGACTCATTACGTGCTATCATGCCAATACTACGACCTAGTTTGTTATATAGTGCTCTCACCTCCTCTGCCTTTATATTCTTACTTGAATCTGAATTAAATATATGATCAAGTTGTTCGCTTATTTTCTGTAACAGTTTTGTTGGGATTATGCTAAGTCTTATTTGTAAATACTTTATCACTTCAGGAAACTCCATACTAAATGCTGTAGCCTCAGACTGTTCAATGCCTAGTTCTCCCATTATCATTAGTGATCCAGCCTTCATTGTCTCTACATATAGACTTCCAAGGAGTCTCTGTAGTTTATCACGTTCTTTGTCAACGTCAAAGAGTTTTATCTTGTCCTTGGCTATTGCCTCTATAATTGTCTTCCTCTGCTCAAACAAATATCTCTTTACCTTGTTTCTCATCATGTCTTCTAATATCATCTGACTAGACAGATATCTGTTCCACATTTGTTTAGACAGTTCCTCTTCCTTAGTAGGTTTGGGTTTATCACCTCCAGGTGTAGGTGCAGGTACGTTTGGTTGATTAGGATTGTTAACAGCAGGAACAGTAGGAGGATTTAACACTTGTTCTACAGGTACAGCACCCCAAGGAACAAACCAAGTTTTACCCCAAGGATACTCAGGCATACCAAGTTCCAATCTTTTGTTAACATCATTAAGAGTAAATCCTATACGAGTCATAATAGAGGCTGTAGTTATTCTAGTAGCATAATCGTCATGAAGAGCACCAACAGAAGCAAGATCAAACTTCATCTTGTATCTGCCACCCTCTATTCTCTTAAACAGATTCTCGTCAATGAACTCTTCTATGAAGAATACGTGAGGTACCATACACTCTTCCCAGAATTGTTTATCTGCCTGTCTCATACCCTCATATGATTGAACAGCGTCGAAGATACCTAGAACAACTTCATTCGTCCCTAGCGCGGCGAAGGTTTCTACTCTACTGAGTTTATTTAACTGAATGAACTCCATATCTTTCTGAGTGTATTTAGACTCGGTAAACTTAGAACCTCCCTCTATTAGAGCAACTCTATGAGCTTTGTTATAACCAGCATTATTATCCTCAAACTGAGTTAATATTCTATTGAATGAATCGTCACTTAGTTCAC